GAATTACAAATATGTGTGTTACCTGAAGTAACTGTTGAAGGGTCAATTTCAGAAGAAGAAGCAGGACTAAATGAAGAAATAATAGAAGAAACACAACAATATCAACAAGAAAACGAATTAGAAGAAGTAGAATATGTAGATCCTAATTTACCTTCTTCTTATCAACAATATTACCAAAGTGATGATTCTCCTATGGAATATGGTCAACAATGTGGACAATGTGCTTTCTTTAGTGGGTACGCTAACAAACAATGTGGAAAATGGAATGCAGTTGTTAAACCTACTTTTTGGTGTCAAAGTTTTAAAGCAAAAGGACCATATGATAATATTATAGGAAAATATTATGAAGGTACGGGGAAAGCAGAAGACTATTCATCCGCTGTTATTTTAGCAAAAGAAAATGCATTAAATAAAATATATTCAGCAGCAAATAATACAAATGTAAATGTTATTTTTGGTAACTCTTATCAACCTAAATCACCTTTAAGATATCCTGATAATGAATTAGAAGTATATATGGCATATGAAGTTAAATCAATAAGTTAAAATGGCAAGATTACCAGGAGAAATAGAAAATATAAAAAATATCACAGATGAATTTAGTAGAATTCAAGACAGTGGTATAAATCCTATATTAACCCCCATTTACCCTAATGATTATCAAGGTAAACAAGTAATAATAAATGCAGACAGATTAATTTTTAATGCTAGATTGCAATTTAGCGGACAAGAATCTCAAGGATCAGCTCAAACTTATGAAGGAGGAGACATACATATGTTTTCACATAATTTTCTTTCTTTAAGTACAAANGGTAGTATTCATTTAAACACACTATACCCAGAGNNNGGAGAATTAGCTGACGATACTAAAAATACCAAAAATTATATAATGATAAATGCTCCTAATATTTTTGTAGGTATGGACACAGCTGAAGGTAGACCAAAAAACTACCCAACAGAACCAGCGGTATTAGGTTTAAAAAACCAAGCATTAATGGATAAATTATTAAATTTACTTTTAGATTTACTACAAAAATTAAGTACATCTAATATTCATATAGGAGATAGAGGAGGAACTACTTCTCCTGTAGGTACTACATTTGATTCTATGAGTGAAGATTGGGAGGGTGAAGGAGAACCACTTCCAAATAGTATAGGTGAATTAAGATCTATGTTAAGAGAAATTAAAAGTAATCACGTATTTATAAAAAAATAAAATGAGCAATTTATTTAAAGGACAATCAGAAATAACAAACCAAATTAAAGGAAAAATGAACGCGGTTATGAACAGTATGCCGGGGGGTCAAATTCCTGAAAATGTTGGGTTATCTAAATTAAAAGGAATAGCCCCTAATGTTAATACTATAAAAACTACTTTATCACCAGACACAGGTGTTCCTGAAAGATATCTAGGAGAATTTAATCCTTTAAATGATTTAGTTAAAAATATACCTATCCCCACCCCTAAACTAAAAACAATAGATTTTACCCCCTCAGAACCTAAAGTTGAAGATGAAATAGATGAAGCAAAATTATTAGAAGAAGGAGTATCTGAAAAAAAAATAGCAGAACTAAAAAGAAAAAGAGAAGCTAGACAAAAAGCAAACGAAGTAAAAACAGAAATTTCAAATAAAATAAAATCTTCAGTAACAGGTAAATTAAATAATATAATGGGGGGTGTTCAAGACTTAGCCCAAAGCACCCTTAGTGGAATAGCAACACAAGCTATAGGGGGAATCAATAGTCCTATAATTCAAAAAATAGCAGCTTATAGATTTTTTAAAGCCCAATTAGGAACAGTTGATGAAAGAATAACAGTTATAAGAGAACAAATAGATAAACTTAAAGAAGAAGCTAAAGAAGTATTAAAAAAACAAACAGAATCTATAGCAAAAAAGGAAGAAATAGAAGTTGAAGAACAAAAACAAGAATCAGAAGCATCATCTAAAGAGGCAAGAGCGGACACAATGAAACCTACATCACCAGGTCACCCAGGCCCTGGTAATAAAGCAGACAGTAAAACAACAAGAAAAGCTTTAGATTTAAGACAAAAAGTAGAAGGATTTAAAGCAGTAGCAGAACAAACAGCACAAAATATAGGTAAATTAATAACAGATATATTAGGTAGTCTTGGAAGTTTACTTTCAATTATTTTAAAAGTAGTAGGAGCCTTATTATCTATTATTGCATTTATTATGTTTTTAAAACAGTTATTAGAATTATTAATGCTTTTATTGTTTAAAAAAAGTAACAATATAAATAATGAAAATTCTAGTGCAAATACTCCAGAAGATTTTTTAAATGAAATAGGGTATCCAGGATTAACAAACGAAGATTTTTCAACCTTGTCAACCCCCTTATCCCCAACACTCTTTGACACAACAAACACAAATTTTATAGAAGTAGATTTATTTAATCCTATAATGTTTGGGTCTTACCAAATAGGAGATCCTTTATCTCAGGGAGATTTAAGCCCAACTTCAGGAAAAGATTTTAATAACCATCCCCTACTAGGAGATTTAAATGGTATACACCCCCAACTTACAAATCAATTATATAATAATGGGACCCTATCTTTATTAGGAGATGAACCCTTAGATGTAAATCAATATTCAGAAGATTTAGATAAANTATATGATGATTTATTAAATGAATTTGTAGAAACACAACAAATTGAATATATTGAAAGATTATACAATTTGGATTTTGAAATGATAGGATATAAGCGTTATAAAGCTTAACCTACTTATATTTATTAACAAAGACAAACAAACATGAAAGCAAAAACTTTTGAAAATCTAATTAGAAAAGTAGTTAGAGAAGAAATCGATTATTCGTTACGTAGAGAAATTAAATCACTTAAGGAAGACTTACGTGATGAATTAAAACCAACAATAATAGAACACACTGAAAGAATAGTAAAAGTCCCAAATACCTCTACGGGAACAACTACTTCCTTAAAAGAAAAAATTATGGGCACACAACCTATAAAACAACACACACCACAAAATTATACATCTAATGGGGCTTTAAATGATTTATTAAATGAAACAGCCCAAGGAAGCACAAATACAGAAACGGCAAACGCACCTGTGAATTTATCAAGTCCTTTTGCAACTGGAGGATCTTTACCTATGGACACAGCAGGTATGCCACCAGAAGTAGCAAATGCGGTAACAAGAGATTATAGTGATTTAATGGGGGCAATATTAAAGAAAAAAGGGAATTAATAAATGGCAAATGTAAGAGAATATATACAAATTAATCCTAGAGTAAAAACAAATAAAGCTTTAGGAATAGTATTTCCTTTTAATGTAGAAGGAGTATTTCCCTTATCTTACACAACTAAAGAACAAGTAAAAAGTAATCTATTAAATGTATTACTCACAGAACCGGGTGAAAGAGTATTTAAACCTAATTTTGGAGTAGGGTTAAGAAATTATTTATTTGAAAATTCAAATGATTTATCTTTATTAGAAGATAGAATAAATAACCAAATTAATAGAAATATAACAGGTATAGAATTATTAAATGTAAACCTTCTTAAAGCACCAGACAGTCATGAAATTAAAATAGCAATATCTTATAGGGTATTAGCTAATCAAGAATTAGACACTATACAAATTAATTTTACACAAGATAGAGACATTAATAATTCAGGTGTATCTTCTCCTAATGCAGGGGGGTATTAAAATAAAACAATATGGCTTACAATAAAATATCAAATAAAACACCAATAAAAGACATTAAATATCTAAATAAAGATTTTAATTCTTTTAGATCTAATCTTATAGATTTTACAAAGACTTATTATCCTAACACATTTAATGATTTCACAGAAGGATCTCCAGGATTAATGTTTATGGAAATGGCAGCTTATGTGGGGGATGTCCTTTCATACTATACAGACACCCAACTACAAGAAATATTTTTAGACACAGCTCAAGAAAGAACAAATTTATTCCATTTAGCATATACATTAGGGTATAAACCTAAAGTAACATCAGTAGCTACAACAAATTTAGATATATTTCAATTAGTACCTTCTACAACACAAGAAGGTTACGCTCCTGATTTTAATTATGCTTTAACAATAAACCAACCATCATCATTTTCCTCTAATAACATTAATTTTTTAATCCAAAATCCCGTAGTTTTTGATTTTTCTTCTTCTTTTGACCCAACAGAAATAACAGTATATTCTGTTGATTCAGACAATAATCCAGAGTATTATCTTTTAAAAAAATCAACACCAGTAATTTCAGCTGAAAGGGTTAGTAAAGATTTTCAAATAGGAAATATAGAAAGGTTTTTAATTTTAGATTTAATAGATGAAGAAATAATAAATATAGAATCTATTATAGATTCAGATGGAAACGAATATACAGAAGTACCTTATTTAGCCCAAGACACAGTATTTGAAAATACCTCTAATGTTCAGGGAAATACAACATCTTTATACGAATATCATACAGAAACTCCTTATCTTTTAAAATTAAAAAGAGTACCAAGAAGGTTTGTTTCTAGATTTACCTCAGATAATATATTAGAACTTCAATTTGGGGCAGGTGATTCAAATAAACCGGATGAAGAAATTCTTCCCGTACCTGACAATATTGGTTTAGGAGGTAGAGACGGAAGAAGTAAATTAGACCAATCAATTGATCCCTCCAACTTTTTACATTCTCAAACATACGGAAAAGCACCTTCAAACACAACCTTAACCGTTACTTATTTAAGGGGAGGAGGAATTAGATCAAATGTACCTCAAAATACAATAACTAAAATAAATACTATAACAACTAATATAAAACCTAATTTAAATGGTTCTATTGTATCTTTTTGTAGAGAATCTTTAGCATGTTCTAACCCAGTTGCAGCAACGGGGGGTGGTGGAGCTGACACTATTGAAGAAATCAAACAAAAAACAGCAGCTAATTTTGCTACACAACAAAGAGTAATAACTAAAGAAGATTATTTAGTTAGAACTTTATCTATGCCTCCTATTTATGGTAGTATAGCAAAAGCATATATAGTAAAATCCACAGATATTGAAAAAACCAACACAAACACAGAATCTTCTCAAATTTCTTCAAACTTATACTTATTAGGTTATGATAATAATAAGAAACTCACAACATGTAATGATGCTACTAAAACAAATTTAGCAACATACTTAAATCATTACAAACCACTAACAGATTCTATTAATTTAATGGATGCTTTTGTAATTAACTTTGGTATTGATTTTGAAATTTCAACTTTTAGAAATAATAACAATCAACAAGTGCTATTAGATTGTATCACAGATTTAAAAGAGTATTTTAATATAGAAAAATGGCAAATAAATCAACCTATAATAGAATCTGAGGTTTATAATTTAATAGGCAATGTAAAAGGAGTACAGTCTGTTATAAATGTTACTTTTAACAATCTAGCAGGAGCAGAATCGGGATATTCTCAATTTAAATATGATTTTGAAACAGCAACTAAAGGTGGTATAATATACCCTTCATTAGATCCAAGTTTATTTGAAGTAAAATATTTAGACACTGATATTAAAGGTAAAATAAAACAATACTAAAATGGCATACTATTCTATATTTCCCGAAAAAGACACAACAATATATAGTCATCCTGACCGTATTAATATGAATACTGGTAAAGATGAAGTATTAGAATTAGTTGAAGAAAAAGCAACAACAGGTGAAACTTATTATTCTTCAAGAATTTTAATTAAATTTAAAAATTCAGATTTAAGAGATGTAATTCAAAATAAATTAACAGGAATAGCTAAAGAAATAACAGCTAATACATGTGAAGTATCTTTAAATTTATTCACAGGTGAAAATAAAAGTTTAACTTCTGATCATACTATATTAGCATTTCCCTTAAGCCAATCTTGGGATGAAGGAACACAAAGATATGAAGTTAACCCTCCTACCACAACAACGGGAAGTAACCAAGCAGCAAATGGAGCAACATGGACACATAGAACAAATTTTACTAGTTCTACTTGGCCTACTACAAATTCTACTTTTGGGATGGGGGCTTCAGGGTCGTACACTAACCAAGCAGGAGGAGGAGTATGGTACACAGGTAGTGCTTTTAGATCTGAAGCTACTTTTTTAGCGGAGGATAATTTAGATTTATCTTTAGATGTAACTACTATGATTCAGAAATTCTCTTCAAGTTTTTATGACGATAGTCCTTCATACCCAACAGGAATTCCAAATAATGGGTTTATAATTAAAAAACCAAGATCAGCTGAAGAAGATGGATTTGGGTTTGGTTATTTAAAATACTTTTCATCAGACACACATACAATTTATCCCCCTAAATTAACTTTTAAATGGGATGATTCGACATATAACCCAACAGTAGGAGCTACAACATTACAAAGTGGAGATATATTTTTATCTCTTTATAATAGTAAACAAGAATTTCAAAGAAAATCACAACATCGTTTTAGATTAACTACAAGAAAAAGATACCCAGACAGAACGTTTACAACAGAATCTAATTATTTAAACGTACAATATTTACCTGCTACTAGTTATTATAGTGTAAGAGATGCAGAAACAAATGAAGTAATAATACCTTTTGACACTAATTATACTAAATTAAGTGCAAACAGTGATGGTATGTATTTTGATTTACATATGGAGGGATTACAACCAGAACGTTATTATAAATTAATGTTTAGATCAGATAATGAGGATGGCATTCAAATATACGATGAAGATTACCATTTTAAAGTAGTAAGATAATGAAGTTAAATAAAAAAATATATACTACCCAAGAATCTGATAAATTAATAGATAGATCTTTTAAAGAATTAGGAAAAAAAACACAAGGAACATCAATAACTAATTTTTTTGAAATATATAATGATTTATTTTTAGAAATACCTAAATCAGGAGGAAACTCTCATACAACCTTGACTAGTAAGAGTGGAGAATATGTGGGTGAAAGACAAATAAACACACAATTAGATAGAGCTAATAAAACAATTAAAGATTTAAGAGATAAAATTTCAAGATTAGAATCAGAAAATGAAACACTAAAATCAGAAAACGTAGAAAAGGATAGAAGATTAAATTCTCTATAAAAATAAATATATGGCTAACATTGTTTCACAAAATACATCCCCAACATTAAATCTTAAAAATATTGATGATTTAAGTTCTACATTAGTAGAAAGAAATTTTGGTAGACCTGAAGATTATATCGAAATTCATATATATGATCTTAATAATAACCTTTTAGATACTGTTGGAAATTTTAAAGGATACAAATCTGAACAAAACACGGGAGGTTTAATACAAGATTTAAATTTAGATCCCTTAGGAATATTAAACGAACTTGGATACACAACGGGTAAATATAATTTAAAAGTAAATATTCAAAAAAGAAAGATATTTAATGTTCTTGGAACTCCTTTTAAAATAAAAGAAATATCATCTACAAGAACCGAATTAAAACTAACAACAACTACAACAAATAATAATGTTAATTTAGGTAATAATTCAAGGAATTTTATACAAGCAGTTCAAAACTCAACATACTTTAGGGATTTTATATTAAATTTTGGGAAAGATAGAAATATAGTAGCAGTAAATATTGAACTAGACACATCAAACCCTAATGATAATGTTTTAAAAATAAAATTATTAGAACCCCTTTTAGAAAATTTAGAAAGAGGGGATAAATTATCTATAGTAGAAAATATAGTAGACCCTGTTATTTTAACCTACGACTTAGGTTTATTACCTATAATAGATACAACTGTACCTATAAAGGGACCCAATTTTAAAATAGACACTAGACTAAATAGCTCAGTCCCAACAGCTTTTAGGTCATATGATGATATATTAACTACTACAACAACATCTTCTTACCAAAAACTGATAAGTAAATTAGATGGTTATGAAATACCCGAAATAGATTATGGGTATGTAAGATCTATAGACACTGCCTCTTTAGATTTTGAAACAGTAACACCTACCCATTTTGAAAATTTTATACATTTTGGTAGTGCAACTGAATTATTAAAAAATTTCGAATATAAATTAAAATTAATAGAAGTATACAATAAACAAATAAATGAATTAACTTTAATAAATTCAACATCATTAAACTCTGTAGTATTAGAATCTTCCTCTTCCATTTCAACTAAAAGAGAAAAATTAATTCAAGGTTTTAGTGGATATGAACAATATTTATACTTTGAATCGGGTGCCTACTCATGGCCTAAAAAAGACAACCACCCACAAGAAGAACCATACATACAATCATCCACAACCTCAACAGAGGCATTAACATGGTTAGGTAGTTCAAACAGTACAAATTCTTATTATGGGGGACAATTATCATCAGCTTCTATTTTTGACAAACAAAACCCAAATAGATTGATGAAGTTAGTCCCTTCATTTATAGGAGACAGAGAAGAAAATAAACCATTTGAATTATTTTGTGATATGGTGGGGGAACATTTTGACCCTATATGGACACATGTAAAAGAAATAACACAAACAACAGACAATAGCCATAAATTGGGTGTTTCTAAAAATTTAGTATATTACATGCTACAAAATTTAGGAATAGAAGCACATGACCAATTTGAAAATGAGGATTTAATCAATTATGTTTTTGGACAACCAATGGTTTCTAATGATACTTCTACTATTATCACAGGTTCTAATGAAACTTTTGCAAAACAAGACATAACAAAAGAAATTTGGAAACGTTTATACCATAATGCACCTTATCTTTTAAAAACAAAAGGAACAGAAAGGGGTTTAAGAGCATTAATTAATTGTTATGGTATTCCAGACACAGTATTAGACATTAAAGAATTTGGTAGTTCAGATCCTAATAGAGAGGAATTTAAATTATACACATACAATAAATTTACTCAAGTATTAAGCGGTAATTCTTTAGAACCCGGAAATAAAAAGGGAATGTTTATTGAAACAGCTTGGACTAGTTCAAATACAAATGCTATAACATTAAAACCTTCTGCTTCTGCTAAAACAGTTGAATTTAGAATTAAACCAACCAGATCAGGATCAGACGCATATCATTTGTTTTCATTAACAAACCACACAACACAAAGTTTGTCTGGTTCAGATTTACATTTAGTTGTACACCCATACACAGGCAGTTATGATTTTTTTACTGTAGGTGATAAAACACAATATGGTAAATTAGATTTACTTCATTTTACTTCTAGTATACTTACTTCTTCTGGACACCAACTAGTAAGTCCTGTTGAATTAATAACAAATGGAAATTTTGATACAGACAGTAATTTTACAAAAGACACAGGATGGACTATATCAGATGGAGTAGCCTCATATAATAATTTAGGTACAGCAGGTGAATTAACACAAACAAGTTTAGAAATAGAACAAGGAAAATCTTACGAAATTTCATTTAATACTTTTAATGTACACCAAGGAAATTTTGCAGTACAATTAGGGGGAGGTGGTTTTGATTTTATAAGTACGGGTTCTATAGGTACAAGTGTTAACCAGTATGGTAATCACGTAACACACACAATGGTTGCAGGTGGGTTAAACCAAACATTAACATTAAGAGCAACAACTTTATTCTCAGGATCAATAGACAATGTAAAAGTAAAAGAAATCCTCCATGATTCAAAATATTTTCCAGTATTTAATGGAGACTTTTGGGACATATCGTTAGGAACAGACGGAATTTCAGGCAGTAATTCAACTATACATTTAGGTGCGTATCAAGCAAACCACCTAAGAGACGTATTACATTACACTTCCTCAGCAACAATCGATGAAGTTACTAACGCAGAATCATTTGGTAGTCTTCATTATTCAGACGCTGGAAACTTAATAGTAAATAATGACTTTACTGGTTTTGATGCAAGTGCTCAAACAGTCCCTAATTGGAATTTACAAGATACAGGTAATGATGCTACTTTTTCACTTATAACTGATGGTATTAAAGTAACCATTGATTCAACACCCACTAATACTTTCGATGTTAGAGTAAGACAACTATTACACGATAAACTAAAATTACAACACAAATATAGAGTAAGTTTTGAAGCTAGAACAACTGATGAAAACTTAAGAGTTCACGTTTCACCTTTAAATGGGCAAAATTATCAAACAAATCCTAATAATATAATAAATAATGGCCCATATATTGATAGTAGTAATTTTACTTATTATCAAACTACTTTTGAAACAACATATTTAGATGATACTAATAATACAATAGACACTCAACCTGGAGTAAATGATGGAAATTTACAATTCCATGCTTATCTTACTTCTGCCGCAGCAGGAGATACTTTTGAAATTAAAAATATACAAATAGAAGAATTAGGAGCTCCAAGTAGTGCCTATTTGGGGGGGATAAAAAATTACAACACAGCGGGTATAATTACAAGTTCTTTCTATACTAACAATAATATAAATGATTTTAATTTAAAAGACGGAAAAAGTGTATTTGATTTAGGTTATAAAGGATCTTTCTCAGAAGTAAGATATTATTTTGGTGAATTATTAAACCATAATACTTTACAACAACATGCATTAGAACCTTTAATGTATGGTGGTAATTCAATTTCATCATCATATGATCATTTAGTTGTAAGATATCCTTTATCTTTTGAATTAGATTTAGACAATAATACAACATCACAAATAGGGGGAACAACCATTATAGGAGGTGCAATAATGAATACAGGATTAACCCCTCCCTTTACAGTTGCGGGTACACCTTTACTACAATCTCACCACCCCAACACAGACATAGATTATTTAGATGGTTTTACCCATTTTGAGGATATTGACACAGAACTAATAGTTGAAGAACACCATTTACCTACACCAAACACAATTGGTAAATCACCAGTAAACAACAAAATAAGAATAGACAGAGGGACTACTGATGATGACATTTTATCTCCAGACATTTTATCACAATTACCTACAACGGGAAGACAAGTTCCTGACTTTAGTAATATTGGTGTCTTTTTATCCCCACAAAATGAAATAAATGAAGATATAATTTACACTTTAGGTACCTTTAGTTTAGATGAATTTTTAGGAGATCCTAGAGAAGAAACGTCAGAAACATATGAAGATTTTAAACCTTTAATTGATCAATATTTTAAAAAATTAAAAAAAGGTAAAGACAGATATAATATATTTGATTTTACAAGATGGGTTTCTTTCTTAGATCATACTTTATTTGATTTAATTAAAAAGTTTACCCCACAAAAATCAATAGATAAAACAGGAATATTAATTGAACCACATTTTTTAGAAAGATCTAAATTTAGAAGATACCACCCAATTGTAAGTAATACAACTTATGAAGGTGATTTAAATGAAGTAACACAATCATTCCATAAAAATAATAATATATCATTATTAGATGGCACTTCAGGATCAGCAGTAATATCTTACACAGCGATTTCTTCAAGTAATGCTCATAGAAATTATAATACAACTATAGACGTAGCAAAAGCATTATCTGGAAGTAATTCTTGGGAACAAGGTCCTATAAGACCTATTTTTGAATTAGTAAGAAATCCAAACTTTACAGGTTCATTAGGGGCATCCACAACTACACTTGATTGGGACACAAAAGCAAACACAACAATTGGAAGTGGAATAGCAACAATAACAGCATTAGGTAATATAGGAGGTTATTCATCTAAGTGGTCATTAAGTCAAGATGATGTTTTTCCTCATTCAGACCCAGGTACTAATCCTTCCCCAGGAACACCAGGAAATGGGTTTGGTGAGGTGTTTGAAATAACTTTTAGAGCAAGACAAACAACAGGAACAGGAGACTTTCAAGTAGGTATGGGTTATCTTAAATTTTTTGATAAACCAATAACAGATACATTTAAAACATATAAAGTTCGTTTTAGAAAACCATACAAAATAGGAGGCACAGGTAATTCTGCAGATATTATAGTATTGGGTGGTAATACAGCAACTGATGTTTTTGAAGTAGACAGTATTTCTGTAAGAAATTTAGTAGACACATCTATAGAACCACGTAGATTTTCAAGAGCTATAAGTGGAAGTTCGTTGGATGCTAATTTTGGTGGAACACAAATAGACGCTTACACATAC